GATATCGTTACTGTGTATAGGCGCATACCAAATCACAATACTGGCAGCAGTCAACGTCAACCCGTGGCTCATCGTGCCGGGGTTTGCAACTAACACATGGGGCTCAGGTGAGTCTTGAAAGTTACGGAATATTTCATCACGTTCGTTCTTCGGTGTAGCGCCATGTACAAGTGCAATGCTCCACTCATCGCGCAGCTTGGCAGCCACGTCTTCCAGCACACCAGTCAACGGCACGAACACAATGACCTTGCCTTCTGCTCCTTCGACTAACTCCTTGAGTACTTCGATGCGCGGCTCATTAGGTATATGAATACGTTCGCCTTCGTTGCCGTAGACCACACCACAAGCAATCTGCACCAGCTTGTTAGCCTTGACCGCCTCGTTAACCGCCAGTACCTGACCACCTTCATATTCAGCAGTTAGCTTCTCAAGCATATGCTTGTACGCTTCTTTCTGCTCCTTGGTCATCTCAGCATCGCGTGTTATGAACGTCTGCTCAGGCAAGTCAATGCAATCGTCCAGCGCGTACCGAATTGATGGCTGCATGACCTTCTTCACAATGTCCACAGCGTTGGTACGTGGAGTCCATACGAACTGTGTGATTTGCTTCATCACCATGTCGCGGAACTGCCCGTAGTACTTAGGTACATCAGGGTTTGTCGGGCATACGATGCGGCACTGCGCCCAAGCATCAGTCGGCTCATGCGGAGTAGGCGCACCACTTAACGCCCATATGCGGCGCTGTGTCTGTTTGTTGCACACCGCATTGAGTACCTTCCAGCGATCAGTAGATGCGTTACGAAACATAGCCATCTCATCCACAGTAATCAGATCAATGTCATCTCGCTTGGCAAGTTCCTCTCTGATCGTCCTAAGTCCATCGGTATTGATGATGTAGATATCAGCAGGCTGCGCTAACAACTTCAATCTACGTTCTCGTGAACCATACAGCACACTAGCTTCCAAGTGTGGGAACGTGCGGAATATCTCATCAGCCCAAGTGCGTTCCATAGTCGATAGCGGACACACAACCAGCATACGTTTAACTAGGCGTGAGTCACGCATATAGTCATATGCCCACAGAGTCGTAACTGTCTTACCAAGCCCCATACTATTGAGGCAGAAAGCCCTGTCGTGCATAGCCAAGAAGTTCGCAGTATCAAGCTGCGCAGCAAAAGGCTTAAAGCGTCCGGGCCACTTATAGTAATACTGCATCGGGTCAGGAGGATTAAAGCCAAGATTACGTAGTACCTTAACTTCATCCGGCCTGTGCGGCACAGCTACAAAAGTCTCTCCGTTATGTGTTACCAACTTAGCAGTTGATATCGGGACAGTTACCTTGCTAGGATTCTTAAGTTTTAAGATAACTGCTCGTTTGTCTTCTCGTATCAGCATTTAACTACCATATGCTTTGCCATTTGATTTTCTCCAACCACGGTTTTTCTCCTTGTCTATTACGCGCAAGTTTGACTTGCTGTTAGTGCCGCTGCCATCGAGCATCTGCTTATGGTCAACGTCATTGCCATCACCCTTTTTAACTTTGCCATCACGCGCCATTTCAGCCCGTGCTAAGTTACGCATCTCGCGCTTCTTAACTTGCTCAGGAGATGATTCGTACTTTTTGTCGTATGCTGCTTTAGCTGCTCCACCTTTGTTCATGATTCATTCCTTATAAAATTAATGTAATCCTCAAGTTGTTTCGCATCATCCACGACGATGGCAAACCCGCCATGCCCTTGGATTTCCTCTATCCTACGCTTTTGATTTTCAGTTGTCTGTGCTCGTTTACCCGGAGCCTTGGTTTCCACTGCAAGAAAGTGTCCGTTCCAGCAGCATATAAAGTCAGGGATGCCTACAACCCCAAAGCCGTTTTGCATGGGCATGAAGTACCACACGCCATGCTTGTGCAGCACCTTCTTAACGGCATCCTTGACTTTACCTTCGGGTGTTTGTGCCATTACCGTTTGTCCTTGTAGAACTCACATGACCTGACAGGACACCAGCCATTACATAACCCACTTGGTCTAGCAGGCCATGAGTCACGCTCGTATGCTGATTCAAGTTTACGCACCTTGGGTAGAAACGTACCCCATATCTTTGGTAGATCATCGCGGCTATAGAACTCGCGGTCAATTTTCTTATCACGCAGCCACACAAACCCAGTAGCTACTGTCTCTACTTGCGGGTAGTACGCAAACGTATACGCTGCATACAACATAAGCTGGTGAGTCAGCTTGCGCTTGCCTGTCTTGTAGTCTAGTGTAGCCGCCCGTGTACCATCCACGATGAGCATATCAGCAATACCGCGAGTCCATGCATCAGACCAATCAGTCGGTTGGAATGAGTCGTCCAGCGACATCTTCTGCTCTGCCATCTTCTCACCTGACAGGCTGCAAATCTTGCCAGCTAACCCTTCCCACTGCTCCATACCTTCGGGCAACGTAGTACCATCTTTGATGCGGTTCTCCATAGCAGTGTGAACCCTCTCGCCCCACTTGGTCGCCTCCGTCGGCGGCTCAGTCACATCACGCTTGACGCGCACATGGTAGAACTGCCGAGGGCAAGTCTCAAATTTCTCAAGCTGCGAAAAAGTCCAAGCTGGTATGGTCATAGGTATACACCCCAAATGTGAAAGTCTTCGGGGTACGTGTGTATGTTAGGGGCTCTACAGGAAAAGTCAAGCATCATTTTGCATCACCGTAATTTTCCCCAATACCGCCTTCACAGGATATGGGTATGGCTGTCGCCCAATTGGGGGGACGCTTCATCTGCTCAGTCATCATCGCCAGCGCCCAGTCAGCTTTCTCATCAGGGACAACGCATACAACTTCATCGTGAACAGTGAGCACCACGCGATGCCGTGCATCAGGTGTATCCATCGGGCGCAGTATCTGCTCGATACGTGCCATCTGCTCAAACACGATGATCTTGGCAAGGGCTTGCACCACATTCTCTACAAACTTACCGCCGTAGATTTTCACAGGGCCATAGCGCCCATCGTACACAAACTGATCGGCTTCTTTGCGTAGGTTTGCGTAGCGCACCATCGTGCGGTTTGGTAGGTACACGCCATCGGCATCTACTTGTAAATACCTGAACGTACCTACATACCCTGTCGCCATTACCTTCAACGCATTTTGCCCATGGCTCCACAACTCAGCGATATGGCTGTACTTTAATCTGTACAAGTTGACGATACGCTTCGCTTCTTCTTCGCTAACGTCCACGGATATACCGCCAGCGCCAGCCTTGAGGGTCGCTCGGAACTTCTCATGCCCCATGCCGTAGCCAAGTCCAAGGATACAGGTCTTACCCACAAAGCGCTCAACCTTGTTCTCCTTGCTAATCGGGCGTCTGTATACATCGGACGCAAACTCAGAGTAGATGTCGTCACCCCGCGCAAAGGCAGTGAGCAAGTCCCGCTGGTTAGCAAGTCCGGCAACCACCCGGGCTTCAATCTGACTTGAGTCACAAGCTACAACTTTGTGTCCCTTTGGTGGCTTAATTGACCTACGTAGCGCACCTGCACGCGGCAAGTTCTGCAAGTTCATCTTATCTCCACCGGATGCACGCCCAGTGTGTGCGCCCCAGTAGTTCAGTAGTATGGGCAGCGGCCCACGCTGCGATATCCCAATAAAGCTTTCAGTTCGTGTCTCCTCAAGGGTAGACTTGATACCAAGTCGGGCAGAAACTACTGCTTGGACGCGGGGGTCGTGGTGCTCAAGTAGCGCCTTAAAGCCGGGGTCTGTCTTCCCAAACGCGAACGTCTCCTTCTCAGTACGCAGGCTGACTTTCATTGGCGGCTCAACGCCCAGCTTAGTCAGTACCTCAGCGAATTTGGGGTTAGACATCAACGCATCACGCCCAATAGACTGGTCGATACGCGCCATCAGCTTGGCCTTATTGTTCTGTACATTGGTCAAGTGGCACTGCAACTCAGCCTCATCTAACTCCAGCACGGGGTCAATGAACATACGCACCATCAAGTCCTGTATGTATAACTCCTTTGGCGGGTTCCATTGCTTGAGTATGTGATACAGGTTCCAGCAAATCTGAACATCGTTCTTGCAGTACTCGCCATATTGATCTAGCTGCATGGGTGGGAAGTCCTCACGCCGCAGCCCCATCGCATTTACAACTTCCGTGCCTTTAGCGCCAAGATTGAACTTAGTAGCCAGCTTAGCCAGTGAGCCGCCGACAGTTTGACCCGTGATAGGTCGTGCCATTGATAGCGTGTCGATGTAGAACTTTGGGCGAATGCCGTAATGCCATGCAAGAATTGCCCCATCAAATGCCATGTTGTGCGCAACTAGATAGCAGCTTTCAATGTCCAGCGCGGCGAGTGCCATGTGGATGTGCGTATCTGAGCCGGTTACCCATACAGGTTCTTCGTCATCTACCTTGTACCCAAAGCCAATAACTTGGAATTGCGGGTCGCGTATATAGGCTTCCGTGGTCATCTTAGATAGACTAAAGTCCCTAGCGTAGTAGGTTTCAAAGTCCAGTGTGAGTAACTTCATTTTGGTTTTTGGTTTGGTTTTTGGTTTGGTTTAGGGCAGTTTTGCGGCGGTACTACTACGCACCACACAGCAACCCATTGTTTCCTATGGGCTGTCCATCTGTCTATGTACGCATCGGGCATCCCCAACAGCGCACGTCTGCTAGAAGTAGTACTTTTCTCCAGTCGCTCGGCTATGTCACATACGGTCAGCCCATCAGGGTACTTTTGTAGCAGCATCCTTACTGCGTAATGGTTGGATTTACGCATGTGGTGGTGTGCAAGTGTGTATCGTTGTCAAATCTGCCGTGCGTTTGCCGCAGCGTTCGCAGAAGTTACGCTCCCGCCCAGCCAATGCTGCTTTTTTACCATCGTGATAGCCGCTTTGATACGCAATAGTTAGCGCATCGCCGTGGTCTTTGTAGACCTGTGTATCGTCATCATCATCCATTGTTTTTCTCCTTAACCCAAATACAAGCAAAACATACTTTCATCATCCAACGCACAAATTGGTTTGGTTCTTGCCCTTTAATCGGAATCCAAACAACGCCTGTGTTGTCTTGTGGCGTGTTGCCAAACAAGTAACATTTCCATTCAGATTGTTCAGGCTGTGCTTTGTTGTCAACCATTGTTCTTCTCCTTGAATTGAGCAATCACTTCGCGGATGACCCCATGAATTTCGGGTGTCCACTTATCAATCTCCTCATCTGTCAGGTCAACCCAAGGGCGCTGGGCTGCAATACGAACAATCCTTGTCCCATCAGCAAAATACTCAACCACATCCTCCACAAGTTCCTGCGCCGCTGCCTTCTTTGATTTAAATCCAGTCATAGCTTCCCCCATACAACATAAGCCAGCAGCGTGATACACGCCACAACAATAATCACAGTGATTAGTTCTTTAAATGTACCTAGCGTGTCATCGTAGGGATTAGTGTCAGGCTTGCCATTGATGTAGGCATCATTGACCACTTTCTGTTTGCGTATCGCGCAGTCTGCGCCTTGGGTGCAGTTCCCATTAGCGTCACAACATTGGGTCATTTGATTCTCTCCTTGATGTGCCAGTCGGTATATTGCTTGGCAATCGTTGCATTGATCGTTTCATCAATCGTTTCATTTCTCATTTGTACTCCTCGATTCGTGTGTTAAGTCGTTCAATACGGGTAGTGTTGTAATCAACGATGCTCTGCGCATACTCCACCGCTGTCTCGGCGTTTAGCTTTTCCATATGTGCATCAGCTAGTTCAGTGGCAATCAACTCCAACGGGGTCGGTCTTTTGAATGGCTCCCTGAGTAGTTCCATTAACTTGGTCATGTAGTCCTCACTTAAAGAATTGGTTGAGTTTGTCGCGCAGTTCTTTGGCTTGCAGTATGGTCAAATTTTCAATGAATGCATTGACATCAAAGGCAGGGTCGCGTTTAACAGCAGGCGCGGCATGATAGGTGCGCGGCTGTACTACCTTCTTGACTTTCTTGACCTTCTTGTTAAGCGCACCCTTGGGTCTACCTTTAGCATACACAATCGGGTATACATCACCCACGGCATACCACTTGCGTACCCCATTGCTATCCTCGTTACGGATAACCTTACCTGAGCCAAGTAGCTGGTTAAGTCGTGTCGCTACACCCTTAGAATACTGAGGGAACGCTGCCTCAATCTCTTTGGTTGATACACCAGTCTTACTCCTGATAAACGCCCACAAGGTTTGCATCACGTTGACCTTACCCTCTACTACCACTTCGGGAGCAGCAGTCGTAGTGCCTACGTCGTCATCGAAAGTTAGGTTATTAAGTTGCATCATAGGGATTACTTTCTTTAGTGCAGTTTGTATTGAAGTCATGATTAGTCACCTTTTACTATCTTCTTGCGAAGTTCGTTCATTGCGTCCTTGAAGTTCCCTTGCGCTTGCTCCAAGGCTTCTTGCTGCTCTTGCATACGTAGGTACGCTTCTGTGCAGAAGTCAGCCAAGTTCTTGTTAGTCCAAGCGGCGAAGTTAGGGATATCTTTTTTGTCCATAGTGTTTCCTTTGTGGGTCAAGTCCCAAGTGCAACATAAGCTGAACAAGGCGGGACTCAATCCTTGTCAGCCGTTCGTTCATGATGTCAATCAGTTCGAACAACTCTTTGGCATCAGCTTCAGACATTGAAAGTCCCCTGTGCAGTAGACATGAATCGTGCAGTCGTAGCCGCTGCAATCGCTGCGTCAGTATCCACACCAGCCAAGGCTTGCTGCGCTGCGCTTACCTTCACCTCGCGCTCAACCTTACGCTCGACACGATCTAAGTACGTCTTAGGTATATAGACACTAACAGCAGGCCATAGCTTGAGTGCCTCATTAAGTGACTTACACGACTGCAAGAAGTCAACGATCTGCCTATTAACTTTCTTCCACCGCACCCTGATCTCCATCATCTCCCTTGTGTGCTTAACAACAGCCGCCATGGGTGGGTACGCATCCTCTGCAACATAGATATCGTGACGATACCTAGAGTATCCCGGTGGGCTCAGCATGGGTGCAGTAAACTTTACGGTGTACATTGAGTCACACTTCTCGCCCTCATGCTCAAGCTTAACTCGCATATCCACTGAGTTAGCTTCAATTAGCCACTCTTTTGGCATTTGATCTCTCAAGCCAATGTACTGACCCCATACAAGCTGCACAATATCATGCGGTGCTTCATTTAAATTCACCTCGCGCTCAGGCTCAATAAATGCATTCTGTTCAGCATCTTGCATTCGTGATATTTCACGTTTAACTGCTTGTATAAAGTCGCCGGATATTCCTACGTATGCCATATTAATTCTCCAATTCAGTAAGTTCGATGTCGTTGCTATTCATCCATTCAGATACTACCTCGTCGCTGGTCAAGTGATCGTATTCCTCAAGCAGCTTTCTATATAACCCCTTCATGCCTTTTCGTAAGTCCTCCTTTATTTCTTCAGATATGCCAAGTAAATCAAACGTGTTCATCACGTTACGCCATGTGTCGTGCCTTATCGGTGTCTCATCCTCATCGTAAGGGTTGATGCCGTACCAAATGTCGTCGTCGTAAGTCACACTGCGCTCATTGGTGTAACGCCCTGATTGCTTCCATACTAAGTTCCAGTTGAGAGAAGCAAGTCTATGTAGTATCGGGTCGTCATACCCTAGGTGCAATAGGTATAAACCCCAATTACTGATACGCCCTTCGTAGCTTACCCCGTCACCCTGTCCGCCGTGTAGGGAATAGAAGATTTGCTCCACAGCAATTCCTATCTTAAGCATCTCTACCTTGAAGTCCTCCTGTATGTGTTCGCTCCAGTCCTCCCACCCTACAAGCACATCACGGTATTTGTCAATGTGGTTCTTTGCGTATTGCATTCTTACTCCTTTTTTCTATGTGTCTACGTAATTCTGCTAACCCTGCCTTCACTGCTTCTCTTTTGTAAATTTCTAAAAGCGTATTGGGTGACCTCATACGCCAAGTGTGGTTATGAAACTCGCTTAGATGCGGCGAATTACAAAGCCCAAGCCCAATGCGAAACACAAGAATTGCATCGTCTCCTGTCGGGTCTTCGTAGTTAACATTGTGGATGTCAAACCTAACTGTGGAGGGTGCGAACTCAAGCATTCCCTTGGCAAGCTGGTCGAACATACCAAGTCGCGCTGACACTTTGACCAGCGCCTCGATCTTGTCCATACCTTACTCCATCTCAAAGTGTACGTTCTCGCCATGCGGGGCTACAACATCGCTGCTGATACACCACACCACGGGATAGCCGGGGTCATTGCCAAAGTCGGTGTAGCCATCGGTCAAGCACACGAACAACTCAGGCTCGATGCCATGCTCAGCGCAGTAGTCGAACCCTGCTGGCATATGCGTACCACCACCCGAATAGAACTCTAGCTTGACCTCCTCGCCGCACTCGAACTCGTCGTGACGTACAACCTGTGTGTCGGTGTACAGAACATGAACGCTCTCAGGTCGCGTCTGCTCGATGATGCGTGATAGGTGACCGTTGTAGTAATCTAACTCGCGCTTGGACACCGATCCAGACACATCAACTTGCACAACAAGTGCGCCCATCTGTGGTAGCTTATCTACGCTGGGCAAGTACACATCGGTGTACCGCTTGTTAGGACGCCGCCATGACTGACCCTGCCGCACACAGCTAGTCATATACTTCTCAACGATGTCGTACCAAGGTGTCTTGACATCCAGCACCTCTGCAACGATCTCAGCCAGCCTGCCTGATAACTTACCCTGCATCTTGGCAGCCTGCGCAGCCTCGGCTATCTGCACCTTGATCTCACCACTGACAGTACGCACCTCATCCTTGGTCATCTGCTTGCTGCCATCACCAACGCCATCGGTAAAGTGGACATCGTTACCAAGGCCACCGCTACCACCACCGTCATCGTCAGGCAGTGAGTCGTAGATATTCTCTACAGTGTCATCCTTGGAGCCCGGCATATCTACGCAGCCCGGTATACGCTCGCCCATCTTGGCCTCGTCAAGCGTATCGTTAATCCACGCATCACCAGCCCAGTTCCACTTCTTGTGGTTACGTGTACCTACACGCAGTGCGTGCTGACCTACGATATGAAACACCTCATGGCATAAGCCCCACACAAGCTGCTGCACAGTAAGCGTAGCCACGAAGTCAGGGTTGAAGTAAATACGCATCTTGCCATCTACCGCCAGCGTAGGCACTTCCCTAGTCTCAATGAACGGACGACGAAGCAGGATGCTCGCCACGAATGGATAGTCAAGCACGATCAGTGACCGCGCCTTGTCCATGTTACTTGCCTTCTTAATTGCCATTTGGTTTCTCCTTTAGTTTGTTAACCTCAATGTTGCCTGACGCATCCCGCTTGATGCTCAATGTATTGTCAGCGACACCACGCATGGCATCCATCAGGTGTATCCCTAACTCTCGCATTGCCTCCATCTCACGCCACTGCCAATACACAACAAAGCCCAAGACAGTGACTGCGATAAGCAGCACCAGTTCCAACTCAGATAGAGTAATCATCGGTACAGCGCTCCCATCTGACGTGCGATCTCATCTAACTTCTTGGCAGCCTGCTCCCGCACGATGGGCGACTCGCGTAGTACGTTAGTGCCTGTATACACGTTCACTGCGGACGACAAGGTATTAATCATCGTCGTGATCTCAGGGTCGTCAGACACGTTCAGCTTCTTGGCACGGTTGATGTTGTCTATTACGTTCTCAATAGCAGACTCACGGAAGATAGAACCCTCAGTGCCAATGGGCTTGTTCAGTTTCTCTACCAAGTGACCTAGTGGCTCAAGCATCATCTTGATAGTCTCGTTGCGTGCGCTCTGCTCGACAGTTGCCATCATGTCGGTGAAGGCTGACTTGTCCTCGTCGCTGATATCGAACAAGAAGTGGCTGGCGTCTGGTAACGGGCTGAACCTCAAGTCGAACCCGATGCGGGATTCGAACTCCTCCGCCGTAGGGTAGTCTTCAAGTGTGGCCCTACTGTTAGTGCCCATGCTGCGCTGTTGGATATCAAGCTGCACATACTTGTCGTAGTTAGGCATATGCAATGCCTTCATGTTGTCCACCACTGCAATGACACTACGCATTAAGCTAGAGTAATCGAAGTACTGTACGTTCGGCAGTATGCGCGGCCCCTTGTCCACGTAGGGTAGTGTGTTCTCCTTGTGCTTGGTGTATACCTCGCTGACCTTGGTCATAAGCTGGTTGATGGGGTTGGACTTGTCGCGGAACAGCTTGCTGCTCACGATCAGGGATGTGTCGTCCAGTTGATTCTGCACGAACGATTCAGCCACAGTGTCGCGCCGTGATAGGTTAGCCCTACGCACAGTCAGCTTGACCAGCATCGCTTTGGCATTGAGAGGGGTGACGTTAAGTTCCATGATGATGTTCTCCTTGGTTGTTACAGATAAGTATTGCCGTTAGCCACAGTCCACTTGACATACGCCTTGGTGTTGCGCACCGAAGCATCCTGACGCATCGCATCCATGATGTACATAGTCTGAAAGTCAGATGGCATACGCTCGATGAACTCCATGCATCGGTCAAAGTTGTCCTTGGTAGTACGATGAGCGATTGCACCAGCCAACGCATAGCGCACCGCAGGGTCAGTAGGAACCTCTGCCTTGCTTGGATTCATAAGCAGCGAATCTATGTTGGGTAACGATTCGAAGATACGCTTGAACCCTGTGTACTCGGCAGCAGCACCCTCGCCTACGCACCCAGCCACATTGGCAAAGTACAAGTCAGTGGGCAGCGTCTCCTCAACATCGTTAGCCATTGCCCAAGAACGTGGTGTGGGGTTGATCTTGCGATTGGGGTCAAAGTCAGACAGCAACGCTGGCTTGAAGCGCAGGAACTGAATGATCTTTAGGTCGATGCCCTTGTCGAATGCCCACAAGCACCAGTCGTCAAGATTCTCGTCGAAGGTCAGCGTCTGCATACGATTGCCTAGCTTGGTACTCATGCGGGTAGCCCCAGACTTGTCCTCTGTACGATTACCTGAAGCAATGATGTGTAGCTTGCGGTGCAACTGCAATTCGCCCGCGTGTCTGTCCAAGATAACTCGGCACATGGGATTTTGCATCGGCATCGGCGCATCGGATAACTCCTCGATGATTAGCGCACAAGGCTCGTCAGTCCCATCGTCACGGATACGATAGAACTCAGGCATCGGTATCCACTTGGCTACATCGCCATCGGTGCGAGGCACACCCATGATGTCCACGGGGTCACGCAATGATGGATTGAACTCGGTGATACGCTCAGGTCTGATGCCAAGCTGGGAGATGATCTCCCGTGCAAGTGTGGACTTGCCGCCGCCCGGGCGGCCCTCGATGTTGGGTACAAGTTGGTTACCCTTGGCGAAGTTGGCAAGGCAGGATTGGAGTATGTCTGAATATCTCATGATGTCCTTTTATTTAAGTAAGTTAAGGTCAGGGTTTACCCTTACGGGCGTCTACGGGCACAAGTTCTACGCTTGTGTTCAATTTAATGCTGTAGTTTGGGTAGCTCATCTCATGAGCTATGCGGTTTTCCGAACGTGATAGGTGGGTGCTCTGCCTTGATGGTGAATCCAAGGGCAGTGATGTTGTGTATGTCTCGTGGTGTCAGCGTCTTTTGATTAAGCATCTGACAGAACAGCTTGGACTTCTCACACTTAGGATAGATGCGTACCTCGCCCCAATTGCCACGGGGTTCTACTATTAGCTGGGTGTTCATTGCTCTACCTCCACATAGTCAGGCACGTCCTGCCGTTCCAATACGAATACCTCGCGTACCAACTTGCGGCACAGCTTGGACGCAACGACACCAACCAACTCCTCAAAGTCCTCGTCAGTCATACGTCCGTCGATGTTGTTCAGCGTGGCTAGTACGGCAAAGTCATTGCACGCACAGTGATATCCAATTGATACTGTTTTCATGTGTGTTCTCCTTCTAATGAATCTGTTATTTGCTGGAATGCTTTGGCTTGTGTGAGTATGTCGTACTGATTCCATGCTGCACACACATCGCATCCCCACTCGTGGTCAGGGCATCGCTCACCCCAGTAGTCAGTGATGGCGTCCTCTATTAAGTTAGTCATCATTAATCTGCTCCTTCTTTGATAGCATGAAACGTGCTAGCACAATCATGTGTGTATACCCATAAGTGTCATAAGTTCCATCCCTCATACGTGAGATAAGGTATACATCGTTAGTTACCATGCCTGTGGGCATTGACCAATAGTCTGAGCCCTCGCCACTCAGTCGAGCAAGGACTGACTCACCGCACTCGTACCAGTCTGCCGTGTTGTCATCATGCAAGTGCATTGACCCAAGGTATTTACACTCCTCGCAATGGTGCGTCCACTTGGGGTTCATGCCCCGCATTTGATTGAATTTCATTGGTCATCCTCAGTTGGTTTAATACAGAAGTCTTCCTCTTGTAGTGGTGGCTTGTCCCACGCACTGCCAATCATTGCCCACACCTCCTTGAATGACTCCATGTCCTCAGAGCCAAGGCATGGGTCAAGGAATCCGCTTGGCCTACCGAAGTCTTCTTTATAGTAGACAACCTCCTTGATACAGTACCAGTCCTCACCCCCGTTCTCAGACTTGGCGTTGACTATGCGGTATTGCCAAGTGAAGTCAAACTCTTGTTCGTTGGTAGCACTCAAGCCACCATCAAGGTCAATATCCAAATTTTCTTCGTCGTTCATTCGTCTTCTCCTAGTTCGGTTGGTACTTCAATCTCGTCACCCAGCTTGGATGCAACGTAGCACCGCATTGCTGCGATTAGTGGGGTTGGCCCATCGTTTGGGATGTGCTGCGTTTTGTACATGGCGTCCCACAAAGCAGGTGTCTGCGGCACAAGCTCAATCATCTCCCGTTCAATGATCGGCCCGCCTTGTGCCCAGTTGGATGATGGGCTGTATTCCGGCACTTCATCATCACGAATCATGGGTAGCTGGTCCTCGTCGTACCAAATATCCATAGGCCAGCCTTCGCACTTCGCTACTGCCCAGTCAAGGGCGGCTCCTGTTAGTTCAGATGTTTTCATTCGTCTTCTCCTTCTTCAAAACTATCGCCTGTTATCAGGCAAATGTATTTTGTTTTGTCATACTGGTGTGTCTCTACAAGAACAAGGTCGCTGCCTAACCCTAGCTCATGCCCTGATACAACTACTTCATGCTCGGGGTTGTACCCTTGCATATAGCGGATTAATTCTTTAACTTTCATTCATCTTCTCCTTGGTTTAGGTATACAGTGATAAGGTATCCGGCATTAGCGCCAGCCCACACTAGGCCAGCGTTGAATAGCCAGCCTTCCCTGCCCCAGCAGGTGAACAGAAAGATAGTGGTGAGGATGCCTATGCCGATGTCGGCAAGGGTTTGGCTCTTTGTGGTGGTGTACTCTGTGTTCATGCTTGCTCTCCTTATTCAGCGTTCAGCCATATGCGAGCATCAGTTGCTGCTTTTAGTTCGTCAGCCGCCTTTTCGGCGGTGTCCGCTTCTGCGCGGAGACGAATCGCCATCTTTGAGCGTCCGTCTTTATAGCCATCTGCCATGGCTGCGGTATCCCGCAGCATCGCTACTTTGCGGCGTAAGGCTTTCTCAAGCCCTACTGCGTGGTTTGTTTCTTTGTTCATGCTTGCTCTCCTTTTAGTTCAGCTTCTAGCTTGTCCAAGAGTTCCTCTTCTAGCTTTTCCAAGAACGCAATCGTGTCGTCGATGCATTCACCAAACGTAGCATCGCTCTCATGCGGGGCCATCATTTCTTTACGCTTTGAATACAAAGCCTTGCGTAAGTCATACATATCAAACAAGGCAATCTGCACATCTTCTAAGTTCATGCTTGCTCTCCAAAGTTGGGTTCGTCGGTCATAAAGGGATTGGCGGGTTGGTAGGGCAGTTGCTGCCAAGGTTCAGGGGACTCGATTCGGGCGTAGTTGGGCTCGATGATTAGGTAGCTGTCCTCATCAAGTTCCAAGAAGATTAGGTCGTTAAGCATGGTGTGCTCCAAGTAAGTGAGTAAGTTGATGGGACTCCCGCCATTCCGCTTGACTGCGCGAATTTAGTGTGTTATGCTTCAGCCATAGGCTGAAGTAGATGTGAAAGAAGTTGATGAGCCGATGCCGCGCATGATAGGTGCAACGTGGCTTTGCCCACGTCATGATACTTATTTATTCTTATAGCATCTCGCACTGGAATATTCGAAGTGTATTGCAAATCATATACTTACGAGGGGAAAATTCAAATATTCCAATATTCCACGTTTTTCACGCAGAGACAGACCTTTTGATGATTACGTGTGTATGCGGCACGGCGTTTCATGTGTATACACACGTCATACGCGCTCATGTGAGCGCAGCCATTTACATAAGAATATTGGAATATTAGAATAATACCCTTATAAGTGGATGATTTATAAGGACTTTTGTTTATTCTGTAGTTTATTCCGACACTTTTCAGTGGAATATTCGTTTCCTAAGTTATGCGCGGATAAACTTGGATATGTTGCGGGTTGACACGATGTGCCGATCTCCCGCTGTGGTGCCCATCCTAAACGGCGAGGCATTCACCCCGTAGGTGGAGAAGTAAGTCACCAAGCTCTGCATTGGTGCGCGAGTAGATGACCTACCGAGCGCATATCTGGGGGGAAGTACCCGTGCAGGCTCAGCCCGCTTAGGCGAGTACATTGATGGCATAGTGCCAATCGGCACAGTGTGGACGCGAGGCATGGATAGTCCTTTCAGTGAGTGAGTCGTTTATAGATTCAAACCCCCATATGGTTGGGGGTTAAGTGATTACTCAGTGCTCTGGCTGAGCACTTTTTCGGCGTGGTAGATAGAGACTTGTTGACCGAGTATCTCCAACAATTCTTTGTTGCGCACAGTCACATTGGCGTCTTTGACCATTGATTCCATACGCTTCATGAATTTGTCCACAGCATCGGACACATCGAACACGCTGATAACAGGGGCTTCGGGCTTGGCATCTTCCCATGCCAGTGCATCGAATTTGGCTTCCAATTCTTCGGTGGTTAATTTACGCATATCTTCGGCACGCAGTGCATCGAATGCGAATTTGTCTTTGCCTTTGGGCAAGTACATTGGTGCTTGCTTTTCGAACCATGCACGCAGTGATGCACGGCGCAAGGATTTACCTACAGCGTCTACCAATTGGTCGGCGAGGGTAACGTCACCATGAGCGACAGCGTGCAGAGCGCACGCTACAGCCACAGATTGGATATCCTGAGTCAGTTTGGCAGATGCCTTACCGATTGCACCGATACGCTTGAGAATGATTGTTTTGTCCATGATTTTTCCTTTGAGTAAATAAATGAATAGGGGCTTGAATCTATAAGCGACAGGGTATTAGCAGCGCCCCCTGTTTTAGGCGCTCCGCATGATTGTGGTTTGCGGCGAACCCTTATGCACCCAGTGAACGAACACTTAGGCGGATTGAAAACCAATCCATTATCCCTAGTAGCTAGGGGTGCAACATGATGCCCAGCCCAGCGTGACCTGTTGGCGTGCAACTATTTGCGTACTCTCAGCTGCCGGTCACCTCTAGGATGTTAAAACCCCTTCGGCGGCGTGACCTACTTAGTACCCGCTTGTTCGCATTATTTCGTGCAGGATAGCGGAGCTTCCACTAACGGCATGAATCGGACAATGAGGCCCAGACAAAGGCACGGGGAGGGGAGAGGGACACGGACACGCGGAGGGGGGCGCTACTCTACCCATTACGCACACGACAAGGCCAATTTTTTACTATATACATACGTCTACATACATTCCCCAGTCCCAGCACCCCCCACCGCTTGACACGCCATAAATTTTTGCTACCATACACACGTCATTAACCAACTAAGGAATCCACATGGCTACCAAAATGCCCCCGGCTCTCATGGCTACGTTCAAAGGTAAAGAGTCAGCTAAGGAAGAAAAAGCTGAGAAGAAAATGCCCCCAGCTATGTACAAGAAGGGTGAGGCTATGGAAGAGGCCAAGATGAAAAAATCTGGCAAGCCCGTCATGAAGGGTAAGTATTGATGATTCGCCACAATTTCTTCCTACCCGAAGACCTTGTGTATAAGATGAAGGAATACTCGGCTAAGACCGGTGTTACTTTGTCTGAGATTGTCCGCCGTGCGATTGCGCAATACATAAAGAACGATGAACGAGTTTGAAGTCGATGACCTAACAGCACACCTGAATCACTCAGAGTTTGCGTTATCGCCACAGGCGTCAGACCCTCACGTTACTTTGGACATCCCGCCCCAGTTGGTGTGGGAGTGCGCTGCTGGGCTAGAAGACCCCGTGGCTATTGCGCAGCGCTTTGGCTTTGAGGGTGAGAAGTGGGAACGCCTATCCCAGTGGAGTCCGTTCATTACCGCAGTGCAGACACAGCGTGCTGAGTTTGAGCGTAACGGGATGACCTTCCGTCTGAAGGCCGGGCTCATGGCTGAGGAGATGATGGCGATGATGTTTAAGCAGGCTATAGCCAACGACACCAGCGTGATGCAGAAGCTCTCCGTGTTCAACGCGCTCACGGACGTGGCAGGGCTCAAAGCGCCTAAAGAAGACAAGAACGCTGGGGCAAGCACGGCACCAAAATTTAGTATCACCATAAACATACCCCAAGGGGCGCAGCCTCTGACCATAGATGGCTAACCTTGTCTACACTCCGCCGACATCGGTGGTTCCGTTTCTTACAGCAGACAAGTTTGCTAACTTTATCGTAGGGCCAGTGGGTTCGACCAAGACTACCGCTGCGCTCATAAAGATCGGGTATGAAGCTAAGCGCATAAAGGCATCACCGGATGGCATACGCCGCAGCCGGGTGGCGGTCATCCGTAACACACGCCAGATGCTCTGGGATACAACCATACCGGACTTTATTAAGTGGTATCCAGACCAAGAAGCGGGGATACTAGAGAAGACGAACAGCAAGTTTCAGTTGAAGTTTGACGACGTTGAATGCGAAGTTCTGTTTCGTGGACTGGACGATGCCAATGACGTGCGTAGGCTGTTGTCATTACAGTTGACCTTCGGCGTGATGGATGAGTTTCGGGAGATTAACCCTGACATTTACAACGCGCTGACGGGTCGTCTGGGGCGATACCCAGATAAAACGATGAACGGGGTTGGGGCTTGTGATGACAAGGGTAAGCAGATTCACAAAGTTTGGGGGGCGACTAACCCGCCGGACATGGACACGTTCTGGGAAAAAACGCTGACTGAGCCGCCGCAGAATACGCACGTTACTATTCAGCCTAGCGGCTTGAGCCAAGAAGCTGACTGGACGCAGTACCTGCCTGACGAGTACTATGAGAACCTGTGTGAAGGTAAAACTGAGGACTGGATAGACGTGTACGTACACGGCGAGTTTGGTAAGTCGCTCAGTGGGCAGCCGGTGTTTAAGGCGTTTGACCGGGACACACATGTTGCAAAACAGACACTGACACATATTAAATTGCAGACCCATCCGCTTATGATTGGGATGGACTTTGGGTTAACTCCCGCTTGTACTATTAATCAGGTGGACGCTCAAGGGCGGTTGCTGACGTTTGCCGACTTAATATCTGAGGGTATGGGGACTTTGCGGTTCTGCCGGGAGAAACTAAAACCCATGCTGGCTAACCGGTTTCCGGGTATGAACGTCCTGATTGTGGGTGACCCGGCTGGTCAGCAGCGGGCTCAGACCGACGAGCGTTCGGTATTTGATATATTACGGGCTGAGGGATTTAGGGTAATTTCCGCTAAGTCCAACAGCATTGTTGCACGTATTAATGCAGTTGATAAGATGCTCACACGTACAGTGGATGGTAAACCTGCCCATCTAGTTGATCCGTCATGTACACACCTTATTGCTGCACTAAGAGGTGGATATAGGTATAAAATCCGGCAAAATGGCGAAACAGACGATAAGCCGGAAAAAAATTCGCATTCCCACATTGCAGACGCGCATCAATATGCGTGCCTACACGCAGACGGTAACGTAACTGGGGATTCTTGGACGCGCAAAGCGGTTGAGGTCAAGAGAGTAGATTATGTCTGGACTTGACACGTAAACCAAAATCGTTTACACACCCCCAAACAAAGATGTGGCACATATGCAACTTGGCTTAAATATTACGAACAGCAATGCGCCGGGAGTAGTTTCGGCAGGCGGTCTTGTCACTATTAAGTCTCTCAAAGGGCTTCAGGACGAGGCAAAGGCCGAAGCACAACGGGCTAATTCTCAGCCTGTAGTACAAGCTTTGGCTGGGTATATTCGTATGAAATGGATGTCTGCCATGCTGGCAAAGCAGCAGACTTCTGAGATCAAGATGCTCAAGTCTGTCCGGGCACGGCGCGGGGAATATGACCCTGACAAGCTGGCCCAGCTACGTGAGCAGGGTAGCGCCACTATCTACATGATGCTGACATCAAACAAATGTCGTGCGGCTTCTAGCTGGTTGAAAGATACCCTTGTCACTGCCGCTGAGGATAAGCCTTGGACTATCAAACCAAGCCCGATGCCAGACCTCCCACCTGACCAAGTGCAGTCAATCATGGAGCAGGCGCAGCAGGAAGTGCAGCAGCTATACATGGCTGGTACACCCCCGACAAATCAGCAGGTGCGTGAGCGTTTGCTTGAGATGAAGGACATGGCGATGTCTCACCTACAGGACATGGCAAAACGCACGGCTGAGCGTATGGAACTGAAGATGGAAGACCAGTTGTATGAAGGCAATTGGTCTAAGGCGTTCAGCGATTTCCTAGACGATATCACCACGTTTCCCTCTGCAATCATGAAGGGGCCGGTTGTCCGCAAGCGCCCAAAGATGAAGTGGGTTCCCGGTGCGGCTGGTCACTTTAAGCTTGATGTAGTTGATGAACTCTGCCTTGAGTGGGAACGAGTTGACCCGTTTAATCTGTACCCCGCTGCGGACATGACGGATATCGACGATGGCGGTGCGCTCATTGAGCGCCATAAGCTGTCCCGGTCTGACCTGCAAGCCATGATTGGCGTTGAGGGCTACAGCGAGAATGCCATCCGTGGCGTGCTGGAAGAATATGGCAAAGGCGGTCTACGCGACTGGATTTACGTTGACATGAACAAGGCTGCGGCTGAGGGCAAGTCAACCATGGGCGTACAGCAGAACCCGTCTGAACTCATTGACGCGCTTCAATACTGGGGCAGCGTGCAAGGGCAGTTACTCCTTGACTGGGGTTTAACGGAAGAAGAAATTCCAGACCCTTTAATGGATTATCCGATTGAGGGCTGGGTAGTGGGCCACTGGGTGATTAAAGCCGCAGTAAACCCCGATCCATTAGGCCGCAAGCCGTACTTTAAGGCGTCCTACGAAGAAGTCCCCGGTGCATTTTGGGGTAACTCCGTAGCCGACTTGTGCCGTGATACACAGGACATTTGCAACGCAGCCGCAAGGTCGTTGGTCAATAACATGTCCATTTCGTCCGGCCCACAGGTGGTTTACAACATTGACCGGCTGCCGCAGGGCGAGAATATTACCCAGCTATATCCATGGAAGGTCTGGCAGGTTACGTCCGACCCAATGGCTGGCAGTGCGCCACCAATGCAGTTTTACCAGCCAAATTCGCTTGCGCAGGAGTTAATGGCTGTATATGAAAAGTTTGCTACGCTGGCAGATGAATACACGGGTATACCTAGGTATATGACCGGCGATAGCCCTGCGGGTGGTGCTGGACGTACCGCTTCGGGTATGTCTATGTTGATGACTAACGCAGGCAAATCTATTAAACAGGTTATTGCCAATATTGATAATGCAGTTATTGAACCCGCAATTAACCGGCTGTATTTTTATAATATGCGTTACGGTTCTGACCCTGACCTAAAGGGTGATGTTAATTGTCGCGCACGCGGTGCTGCTTCGCTGGTTCAGAAAGAACAAGCCCAAGTCCGTCAAAACCAGTTTCTGCAAATTGCGCTGCAAAGCCCAGTTGTCCAGCAGGTGGTTGGTATGGAAGGTATTGCAGAATTGCTACGGCAGTCGGCTAAAACCCTTGACCTTAACCCAGACCTTATCGTCCCTCCGGTTGAGATTATTAAACAGCGTATGCTTATGCAGCAACAGATGGCCCAGCAGCAACAGATGCAGGCCAACCAAGCAAGTGGGCAGTCCCAAGCTGGGGGATCACCTCCGGCCCCCGCCCCCGGTGCGCAACTTGAAAATGGCGCAGCAGTGACGAATAATTTTGCACCACAGGCTGGAATCCCCAGTTGACAGTGTAATTTTTTAGTATATTATCTACACAAAGGAGTTTTTTATGCAAGCTATCAAACCAATGGAATCGCGTTCCAAAGAATACGCGCAGGAATCCGCCAAAACTGACGGTATGTCTAAAGGCCCAGCCTCGCAAGGCGCAGGCGGCAATAACGGCGATATTATGAGTTTGGGTAAACGCGGCGGTGCTGAATACACTTCTGAATGTGCCAAAACTGACGGAATGTGCAAATAAGTGATTCGTGTCGATGATCGGGTAGCTCGGTGTTTCTCACTGATGCGTACCCAAGACATGCAACCACTGGTAGAATATTTAAAAGCGCGACGCCAAGAGACTCTTGAAAGACTTGGCGAAGCAACAGGTGAAGAAATGAAGAGTCGGCTGCAAGGCCGACAAATCGAACTCAAGGAAATCCTTGAGATGGTGGAACAAGGGGAAACCTTGTTTGCCAAAACCCGAAGACAGTAATCAGACCGTTAAGTCGGAGATTACAGTCAAATTTGAAACCCTAAAGTAGCAGACCGTAAGCGAATAGAAACTGACCGTAAAGTCGGAGTTTCAAAGCGTAGTCGGAGCGAAGGAGATAGAGATATGGCATTGCCACGAGTAATTCAGCAGCAAATTGATGACGCAGATGCGTATGTAGCCCAGATGAACGGTCAGACCGCAGCAAATGCGGAGACTAACCAGAATCCAGACCTTCAATTAGAAGCGAACGACCCGCCGCAACCAGTCTCGCAAGAGCCGCAACCGAAGACGGTGCCCGAAGAAACGTGGGAACGAAAGTACCTGACGCTCAAGGGAATGTATGACGCTGAAGTGCCACGACTGCACGCACAGACACGAGAACTGAACCAACAGGTTCAAGGCTTGATTGCTGAGAATGCTGCTGCCAAAGTACAACAGATTAATACGCCATCGACGACGAAATCGACTCTTATCACTGAACAAGACAAAGAAGCATTTGGTTCTGACTTGTTGGATTTGATTGACCGTGCCTCTGAGCAAAAAGTTTCCGAAGTTCGGAATCGCAATGCTGAGTTGCTTGGGGAAATCAGAGAGTTAAAAGGTAAGCTTGGGAACGTAAGTGATCGGCAGGTGGTATCTGATAAAGACAGGTTCCTATCCAGCTTGAGCACAAAAATTCCTGACTGGGAAGCTTTGAATGTAGATTCAGGTTTCTTGGCATGGTTGGCTGAAGTAGACCCGGTTTACGGGCTGCCACGTCAGTATGGATTGAATAATGCTTATGAGGCATTTGACGCAGACCGAACGGCTGCAATTTTCAATCAGTACAAATCCATGGTTACCCCTAAGACCCAACAAAGAACACCGAGTCTTTCGAGTCAAGTAGCGCCGACTCGCTCTCGTAGTACGCCTGCTCAGAATTTGGGAACCGAAAAACCGAACTTTAGCCAAGCTGAAATTTCGCAGTTTTACGATGACTGGATGAAGAACAAGATTACAAACGATGAAGCGGCGAAGATTGAAGCAGAAATTCATGCCGCCTACGCTGAAGGACGAATTAGATAGTCCCCAAGCATGGTGGCCTAGCCAAATCATTTTTGAATTAGGAACATACCATGTCTACTATTACCGCAGCAGCAGCCTATCCCATTAACTCGGGTGGTTTTAACACCCCCGGTGGTCAGGTTGCTTATTCTGGCACCGCTTATTCCGGTTCCTTTATCCCCGCCCTCTGGTCTGGCAAGCTGGCCCAGAAATTCTATGCCGCCACCGTTTTTGGCGAAATCGCCAATACCGACTGGCAAGGTGATATCACCGGCATGGGTGACACCGTGATTATCAACACGATCCCTTCGATCACCATTAACAGCTACAGCATCGGTCAAAATTTGGCTTATGAAGTACCTGCTCCTAGCACTATCCAGTTGGTTATCAACAAGGGTAAGTACTTTGGTGTGAACGTCAACAACGTGTTGGAACTGCAAGCCAAGCCTAAATTGATGGACATGTTCACCAATGACGCCGCCATGCAGATGAAGATTCAGATCGACAAGGACATCTTGTACACGAACTACAACCAAGGCGCTGCCGCTAACCAAGGCGCTACTGCCGGTGCTATCTCTGCCTCGTTCAATCTAGGTACTGATCTAGCTCCTGTCGCGTTGACCGCTGCTAACATCCTGCAAAGCATCACCGCTTTGTCCAGCGTGTTGGATGAAAACAACGTGCCTGAGACTGACCGTTGGTTGGTTATCACCCCCACTGAGCGTCAAATCTTGATGCAATCGAACTTGGCTCAAGCCCAGTTCATGGGTGATGCTGCTAGCGTTCTGCGCAACGGCAAGATCGGTATGATTGACCGCTTCACTGTGTATGTCTCCAACCTCGTCCCACGCGGCGCTGCTGGTAAGACCTACATGAACCCCAACACTGGCACTGATGCCACGTTGACAAGTGCTCTGAAGCGTCACGCTGTTGTTGCAGGCCACAAATCTGCCATCACCTTTGCATCGCAAATTGCCAAGGTTGAGTCCCTGCAAAACCCCAACGACTTCGGTACGCTGGTTCGCGGTCTGAACGTCTATGGCACCCAAGTAGCTCAGGCCAACGGTCTGGCTCTCTTGAATGTCGCAGGCTAAAGAATAAGGCGGGGCTTCGGCCCCGCTTTTCTTACCTAAAGGAAAAAACATGACTACGAAAAATGACTTGGTAATTAGCGGTTTATACGGCACTCAAGCCGCCGGTGTTGTTGGTACTGTGGCAACTGGTATTGCTGCTGCTGGTACTACCATTACAACTGGTACGGCTTTGACTGCTGATATAAACGTGGTATCGACAGTTGTCGCTAGTACAACAGACGGGGTAACCCTTCCTACAAACCGTGTAGCTGGTGATACAGTTGTGGTAGCAAACACTTCAGCCGCTACTTTAAAAGTTTATGGTTCTGCAACAGCATCGACAGGCGTTATAAATGGGGGCACGGCAGGTGCAGCCTATTCGTTGTCGACTCTTACAGTTACTAAATTTATTAAAGTGGATGACACAGCCGCAACTTGGATTGCCATTAAAGGTGCTTAATATATAGGGGCTTCGGCCCCTATTCTTCAAAGGTAGAGCATGGCAACTGTAACCGCAGGCACAATTATTGACAAAGCTGCCTCGCAGCTTATTGATATTGCAGGCATTAGATGGACAAGGGCTGAACTACTTAAGTCGCTTAATGATGGTCTGCGGCAGATTGTTCTTATGCAGCCTACTGCAACTAATACGCCCGGAGCTGTACAACTTACCGCAGGCACGCGCCAGCTTTTACCCACAGGCGGATGGTTACTTTTAGGTATTTATCGAAACATGGGCACTACAGGTACGACTCCGGGTCGTGCTGTACGTGTTATTTCTCGTGAACTGATTGACGGGTTTAACCCAAGTTGGCATACAGCCACAGCAAGTGCAGTCACGCAGAACTATATCTATGATCTACAAGATCAAACGGCTTACTACGTTTATCCGCCGAGCACGGGGACAAACTACCTTGAGATAAACTACTCAGCACAGCCATCTGATCTGACTTCTGAGTCACAGGTTATCCCAATGTTTGATGTATACCAAATGCCACTTTTTGATTACATTATGTACAGGGCTTGCACCAAAGATGCTGAATATGCTCCGGGTGTAGCGCTTGGTCAAATGTACTTGACCACGTTTACTGCGTCTGTTGGCGTCAAAGAGCAGTCAGAAGTCAAAGCAGGCCCAGAACAGGCGCTTTTGCCACGCAATCCTAACGTCGGCGGGTCTATGTCATGAGCGAAGTTACCTACGACAATTTTCTGGTCGAGGTTATGCCTTACGTTCGGGATGTACCCGAAATTGTGGCTATTCAAGCCATACGAAACGCATGTATTCAATTCTGCCAAGAAACCCGGTATATCCAAGACAACCTTGATTCTATGTCTGGAATTTCTGGCATTAGTAAATACGATCTTGAGCCAAACGATGGCACATACAAAATTGCTGATGTTGTTGAAGTATGGTATGGGGACTCATTCCTTGTGCCAAAATCAATTGAGCAGTTGACGCAAATTTATCGTAGCACCAACTGGAATACGTTGGGTGGTAATCCGTATTACTACTTTCGTCCTTCTTCACAAGAAATCCAGTTAGTACCCTACCCACAAGTAACGGAAGCTGGAAAAATTCGTATACGGGCAGCGCTCACCCCTAGCCGAGCGTCTACAGGTGTAAAGGAGGAAATCTATGAACGGTTTCTTGAAGATATTGCCTATGGAGCGCGTGCGCGTTTGTACAATACACCGAATCAACCATACTACGACTTAAAAACGTCCCTTGAGTACTTAAAACGATTCAACGATGTAATGGCTGATGTTCGCACGCAAGTTAACAAAGGGCTGACTCGTGCATCGGTACAGATTGAATTCCAGAGGCTTGTATGACCGATAAAATTAAACTTGTCCAAGACGATACGCGCCCTGCGTTGGTATGCGCCATTACAGATGATGTAACTAGCGCGGCTATTAATTTATCTGGAGCTACAGTTCTTTTAAAGTTTCGCGCAGTTGGGTCAACAACATTACAAGCTACTGTGACTGGATCAGTGACAGACGCCCTTAATGGGCAAGTTACTTTTTATCCTTCTTCTGCTCCTGAAATGTTATCTGGGGCTGCCGGTGACTATGAAGGTGAAATTCAAATTACATTTGCTGATGGACAAATTCAAACTGTATACGACCTTTTAAAATTTAAGGTGCGGAGTGATTTCTAATGCCCGCGCAAATAACTGGTAATAACACTTCTGCAATAGTTACTTCGGTAAAACTAAGAGTAGGTGTTTCTACAGTTGTTCCAGTAGTAGGTGCTACTAGGGTTTATCCTGTAGTAGATGTAGCGTATATTCTTTTAGTTGCAAGCGCATATTTAGATACAACAGGTAAGTTTAAATACATTACTGATATTTTTAGTATTGCTGATTTAGCCAGCTTAAATATATCAAAAATTGCTGATGCTGATGCGTTTATATTAACTGACACACAGGTATTAAGTACAGGCAAAAATCTCAATGATACTGCCACACTAACTGATAACTTAGTAACAGTATTAATTTTTATCCGTGCTGTAAACGATGTAGTTAACTCTTCGGATTCTAATAGTTTATTAGTTAGCCCGCTTTATTCTGATACAGTTACTATATCAGACGCATCAAGTGTAATTGCATTTGGGGTAAGTAAATTCTTTAATGACTCTTTTGCACTAAACGATTTATCAGACGCAGCAGGCCCGGAATGGTCTTTTTCGGACTATACAAATAACACTGTATCAACCTCAGATAGCTCTATAGTAGCTAGTACTAAAGTGTTTTCAGACTCGTTTTCCTCAGCAGATAGTGGTACATTAATATCCCAAGGGTATTGTGATTTTACTTATTTTGCTGAAGATTACGTCGGGGAATCTAGAACTTTTTAAACAGGAGTAGTTTATGGTAAACGATAATATTAAAATTACTGGTGATGTCAAAATTGATATCATTGGTTCAGATGGGGTTGTAAAAGACTCCCGTGAAATTAAAAATTTAGTTGTCACAACAGGCAAAACTTTCATTGCATCTCGTATAGTTGGTGTTGCATCTACTGTTATGGGTTGGATGGAACTTGGCACTGGTACTACAGCCGCCGCTGTTGGCGATACAACGCTGCAAACTGTTATTTCTAGTTCGCGGGTAACTTTGACAAGCGGTACAGCGGCTACCAATGTGGTAACGTATGTTGCGTCGTTCCCAGCCGGTACAGGTACTGGTGCTGTTACTGAAGCAGGTGTTTTTAACGCCGCTAGCGCGGGCACAATGCTTTGCCGTACAGTATTTGCAGTTGTTAACAAGGGCGCAGCCGACGTAATGAGTATTACTTGGACAATTACTGTCAGCTAAGGACTAGCTAATGTCAACCATCGTTCTTCGTTCGGTTAAAGGCTCTCCGTTAACCAATACGGAGGTCGATACCAATTTTAGTAACCTCAATACAGATAAGTATCAGTCTGGCAACGCTTTGGGCACACCGGCATCCGGTGTTCTTACTAATGCTACGGGGTTGCCGCTTTCTACAGGTGTAACTGGGACACTTCCAATTGCTAACGGAGGCACTGGTTCTTCACTAACTACCGCAAATTTGGTATTTATTGGCCCTACATCTGGGGTACCCGCAGCACCAAGTTTTCGCGCTTTAACAACTGCTGATATTCCTTCACTGTCCTACGTCACCTCGGTGGCTGCAACTGTTCCAGCGTTTTTGTCTGTTTCTGGTTCACCAATTACCAGTAGTGGTACGTTAGCAATCTCTTATTCTGGTACAGCCTTACCTATTGCTAACGGCGGTAGTGGGCAGACTACTGCATCAGCAGCGTTTAATGCTTTGTCTCCGGTTACCACTACAGGCGACCTAATTATTGGTAATGGTACTAATAGTTCTACTCGACTAGCAATAGGCACAAATGGTTATGTTTTAACTTCTAACGGAACAACAGCAACTTGGTCTGCTGCTACCGGTGGTGTATCTCAAATCATTGCTGGAACAAACGTAACTATTTCTCCTGCTGGTGGGACTGGTGTAGTTACAATTAATTCTTCAGGCGGTGGGGGCGGTAGTGCATATACAAGAACTACTTTTACCGCTACAGCAGGGCAAACAGCGTTTACAGTTACCTATGCAGTGGGGTATCTTCAAATCTATGTAAACGGCGTATTGCTAACAGGCTCTGATTACACAGCTAGTAGTGGTACAG